GAACAAGAACAACAACAGCAACAACAGCAGGATGTTCAGAATCAACAGCAAGAACAGGCAGCACAAGGTGCGTCTGGACAGGGAGAAGCTGGATCACCTCCTAACATTGAGGGAAGATCCCAGATGGAACCAGCTCTCTGAATTTTTTGAGGACAGACTTAGACGGAAAGAGGATAGACTCTCTGAGAAGCCCCTCTATGACGGAAAGGAAGTAGCCTCCTTTAACGTACTGATTGGTGAAATTAAAGAAATCAAGAATATTCTTGACCTTGATAATTTTATCCGAAACGTACTAACCCATAACGAAGAGTAACATATGCAAGATGAAGCACCTCCTTTTGAAGGAGAAATGCTTGACTCTCAAGCAAATGATCAAGGGGCAAGAAAAGATGAGATTGCCGATATACAACAAAAATTAGATTCAGTAACAAAAAGTTATGAGGACTTAAGACCACATGCAGATCGTGCCTTTAGTGCTCAGAAAGAAAAGGAATCGGAAAATCAGGACTTGCGAGCTAGACTTGCAGTGCTTGAGCGTGAAACAGAATTACATTCACAAACTCAACAACCTGATCCCTATGAAGATAAAAACTTTTTAACTGATGAAGATCAAAGAGTACTGGAAGATTTCCCTGAAGTTATGAAAACCTCAGAGAAATTAGCAGAACGAATGGTAAATCGGCAGATGAGTCAGTTTAAGCAACAACAAATTAATGATGTAGATGACAGGATAAGTAGGTATGTAGACTCAAGATATGATGCTCCATTGAGTGAATTGAATCAGAAGTATGAATCAATATCTCAACAATCATATTTTGATGGTATCCTTGGGTTTGGAATATGGCCTGCAATTGAGAATGATAAAACATTTATAGAATGGGTTAATCAGGATTCAATGCGTAGGCTAGGTATGACTCAAGGTGATAATGAGGCAAAGGCGCAAGTGATCCAATTATTCATTAGTGCACAAGGTGACCAACCATATATTGGAAATGATCGTCAAGATCAGAGAAGGCAACAAGCCTCCCAGTTAATGGGTTCTTCACAACCTCAAGCCACAACTACAGACCCTGCGCAGGGACTTACAGGCGAAGCGTTATTTAATGCAATGCCCGATTAGTCTCTAGTTCTTGCTCTACATTTTAACTAGATATTTTAACAATATAATAGAGTAAGATAATGGCTACAACGTGGACAGGTGGATTAGCAACAGCTCATAATCGAGGTGGTACGGGCGTAAGCCCTATGGCTGGAACCATGAAATATGGTTCTCTCGATGAGACTGAGGCATTTAAGATCCAGAAGAAATTTTTATCAATAGCGAAACGATCCATGATAATGGCACGTTTTGCACAAAAAGAAACGAAGGCTCAGAAAGAAGGGCTAGAGGTTAGATGGAAGCGTTTTGAAAAATTCGCTCTGCCTATGGTTCCATTGGCTGAAGGTGTTAAGCCCCCAGCCGATACGTTGCTACAGACACTCATCAAGGTGAAGTTGAATCAATATGGTTCATACGTTGCCACTACTGATGTGTTAGTTGCAGCAGCGACTGATCCTATTATTCAACAAGTTACAGAGCGTCAGTCAATTCAGGCTGCCGAGCTGATGGACTTCATTACTTTTCTACACGCACGTTCAGGAACACAGGCAGCATATTCCGGTGGTACTTCTCGTGCAACAGTAGATGCAGAGATTGGTGGAACGACTGGTGATACTACTGGTTCAACAACTAATCTTCTTGATACGGCAGTCCGCACACTGGAGTATAATGAAGCTCGCAAGATTGCGAAGCAGATGACTCCATCTCCCAAATATAACACTGAACCAGTACCTGAGGCATATGTTGCCGTAGGTCATACTGATTTACGTAAGGATATTGAGAAGCTTCCGGGTTTCATTCCTTATGTTAAGTACAGTAATAATGGTCAGCAAATGCTACCGGGTGAACTTGGTAGTGTTGGCGTAATTAGATTCGTGCTCACAACTCAGGCAGCACCATTTGGTAAGCAACCAGATGGAACTGAGATTAAGGATACGAATATCGCCCATACTCAGGGTTCATATACTCCGGGTTATGGTTCGCCAGTATTTGGTCAGACTGTAGCACAGGCTTCCCAAACTGTTTCTGATGCATCTAATTATGGTGAAGCAGGAACGGCTGAAGCAGAGGAAATCGGAGCTGCAAAAGGCTCATTGAAACTTGTTACAAATGTAGCGGATGACAAGGTTCAAGTATATCCTATTGTTATTTTCTCAGCAGAGTGCATAGGGTGTGTATCACTCTCTGGTTATGACGCTGTGATTCCTAAGGTCGTAATGCCACAACCGGCAGTTACTGATCCTTTGGGGCAGTCGGGTTCAGTTGGATGGAAGAGCTGGTATGCTTGCCAGATCCTCAATGAAGACTGGTTGTATCGCATCGAGTGTGGAGCATCTACTATTAGTTAATATAGTTGAATGACACAACGATTTCAGG